CATAAATATCTGGTTTTGAAGACGCACCACTTGTTGCTTTTCTGAGACGATTTATCATTTGTAATAAAGACTTAGTATCTTTTGAATAGATATCACTATTAGCTAAATCACTGTAAAGTTCTTCTGCGGTAGCTTTAGTATTTGTAGGTACTATACTTCTATCTTTCAATTCAGTAGGTAAGCTTTCTCGACTTGTTCTGTATAAACCTTTTATTTGATCTTCAAGCTCAGGTGTTCTTTTATTACTAGTTTGGTTATAAATATCATCCAAAAGTTTACGTGTCTGTTCTTCTGTTGTTAAATATTTATTTCTAAGTTTATTACCAAAAAAAGGAGCTTTACTTATCCATTGATCAGCAAGTCCTGTTACAGCAGAATCAGTAAGAGCTGCTGCCGGTAAATCTATTTCTAAATCTCTAGCAGCTTGTGCGACAGGAACATCAAAACCACCTGTTTTACGTTTAGATAAGCCCATTAAACGCATTGTTCCTTTTGCTAATTTTTCCTTAGGATTACTGAATCTTCCAAACATACCTTGTTTATTGGATAAAGCACTTGGAACAGCTACTGACGATATTAAATCAGCATAAAGAGGATCAATATCTGTTGCTTCTTGTATTGCTCCTGACGCACCACCTATAGCACTACCCATAGCAGCTTCTTTACCAAACCTACCAAATAATGATTTACCTGTATTAGCAGCTGCGTTGATAGCTCCCCTTGCAGGCATCATTGGCATTGAAGCAGTTGCTCCTCCAAATTCGCCAGCCTTGTAAGCAATATTACCTAAAGTATCATTCTCATCTGGTTTCATTGACTCTAAAGCTTCTAATCCTTTTTCCGGAATATTAGCCATAGCAGAACTCTCCGATATAGGCACAACAACACCAGGGGCTACTTCCATAACTCCAGCTCCAGCTTGTTCAGCGGCTTCTGACATTCCGGCTCTACCTATTCCGGAAATAGCCCCTTTAACAAAATTATTATTGTATAAAGGTTCTATAAGTTTGGTTGGTTGTAAGGTAGCTAGTAAAATATCTCTTTTGGTTTCATTATCGTCAATCTTCTCAGGTACAAAAACTTTTCTCTTAGGTCTTGTTCTTAAACCATCGAATTTAGATTTAGGTTTTACACCTTCTATATCATTTGATACTCCTGTTTTAGGTCTTATTCTTAAACCATCAAATTTACTCATTGTTTCCTAACTAAACCATTTTTAATTGCAATAGGTTCATCTTCAAAATATATCTCCTCTTCTTCCCCTGTATCAGGATCAACATATATTACATATTCTTCGTTTCCATCCTTACTATTAGCTATATAATTTTCGGTTTCAACAATAGGATCAGCTAAATAATTTGTTTCTTTTAATCGATTTGCAAATTTATGATACCTCTCAATGTCGTCAAGAGCTTTATTACGATCAGCATATAAAATTTTCATTGACGCATTATAAGCTTTATCAGAGGTAGGTACTGTTTTCATAATCTCTGTAAATTCAACAGTAGATGGGTTACTACCCCCACCTTCTTTAACCCTAGCTAAATAAACTTTTTTAGCTGCTTCTATAATATCTAAATCCTCAGTATCACCAAGATAATGAGCCCATTTTCTATTTAAAGCATTTTTAAAACTTGAACCAACATAACCATTTTTTTTAGCACTCTTAAAAGCTTCTTCCACTTCATCCAATGTTTTAACCAAAGCCATGTTTGAAAGTAACTTTTGTTTTTCTTCCTTTAAATTGTGAATATTAGCTTGTCTAATATCTTTATGATGTGGTAATTCTTTATTGCTTTCTGATGCCATTTTAGCATCTAAAGACCTATTATGATAATCCCTCATCTCACCAAGCTTTTCTTGCTCCATTGCCATTTTACGATCATTCATTTCTCGCATATAAGCGTCTTGCTCCATCTTGGCAATTTTAGCTTCTTCTGCCGCTCTAAATCTATGTGCCATATCAGCTTGCAGGCTATTTTCATTACGGGAAGTAGCCTCTGATTGGTCATAAGCTCTCATCCCAGCTGGCACTCCTCTAGCCGCTGCTGCAAATTTACCCATGAATCCCCTACCTGTAGGGGTCTGATCCTGATTTAAAGCCTCACTAAAACCCATTAGCCCCGTGCGGAACGCTTTATCTGATTGTTCTTCATCCATCCCGATAGACTGCTTGGCACTCTTAATCGCCCTCATCACTCCTTCATCAAAAGGTGATTTCTTTTGCATATTCTGATCAATGAAAGCTTGACGATCAAGCATATCCTGCATGTATTTACTCATAAGCTAAAAAGTAATAGGTGTTTCGTTAAGTACACTAAAAGTTATTTCACAATCAAATTTCTGAGCCGGACTATTTGAAAAACAAACTATATTCTCAGTAATAGAAGGTGTTACACTATAATATAACATTAATTGAAGTCCTAAGTAATTTAAAATATCAATTGTTTGATAAGGTTTTACTTCAAACTCCTTTATTCTATAAATCCTTATAGGATTTGTTTGTTCCCTGTTTTTCTTTAAATTAAATCTTATTGTTTGATTGATAAGATTAGTAACAGTTAAACTATCTATAATTATAGTATGTGGATAGTTTACACTATCCGTACTAAGTAAAGTAGTAGGTGTATTTGCTAAATCAGCAAAAGGCAACGGCTCATAATTTACAAATACACCCATTATATAATCCTTATTGAACGGGAATAAATGCTAGCCAAGTTTTGACTTCTTCCAAAATGTCATCGCCTGCTTTTCTAAGCTCATTCATTTCTTCTGTGCTTGCTTGTCCGTTAAACACTTTCATTCCAAGTTGTTGAGCGTATTGACTATCTACGATCATATCTTGTAGTTTTTTAATAGCTTCTCTGTTTACCATATTATTTACCTTTTAATTAATTGTTACTCACTAGCTTCTAAAATAGTTATAATTTCATTATTTTTGCTGATATTAGCATTATATTCTGCAATATCAATATCGCACTGATCTTTTTGACCATTAAAATAATCAATATTGGCTTGTTGCTGAGCAATTGCTGCATCAATATCAGATTTTTGCTGAGTTTTCTGTGCAATTGATGCAGTCATCTCAGTATTTTCTTGTGTTATATAATCAATTAGTTCTTGTGTTGTACTCATAATTTTTCCTCGTATTTTAAGTTGTTGTATAGGTAAATAATAAACGTTTAACTGTTATTATTCTACCATTATTAGGGCTCGTACACCATAGTTCTATTGTATCATTAGTAGTCATTGGTACTGTGGTATTTATAGTTAAAACTTGTAAATTATTTAATTGTTGACTGGAAATTAAAGTATTAGCAAGTTGTAATCCGTTTTTATATAACGCAAAAGTAGTTTCCTCACCTCCTCCTCCATTATGGCTAGCTGTAAAAGATACATTAATTAAAGCTATATGTGAGATAGTACTAGTTACAGTTAATCTATTAGCTAAGGGTGAAGTTAACCCATTAAGATTTGAGTTTGTTGTAGTTCCTGCCACTTTCACAAAAGTATTAGCTGTTGTTACAGTTGTACCCACAGCGTTATTTTGCATGCTCATAGTACCGGATACTCTACGGCTATATATAGTATTTGAAAATATATGATTTCCGTTTGTATCTATCGTATATCTAGTAATTGCTGCTGTTCTATCTGTTATATCAAATTGACCTGTACTAGAAGAACGTATTTCGTAAATCTTTCCGCTAGCATCAGTATTTTGAAGTTCAATTTTAATATTACTTAAATCTCCAATTGCCCGTATCGCTGTTTCTTCACCTGCTATATTTTGTACACCACCGCTTATTTGAAGTTTAGCTAAGACCGGAGGAAAAACAGGACCTAAACCTAAATTGCCATTTCCACCTAAAATCATTAATTGATTTGATGTTGTTGAAGAAGTACCAGCATACCATACATGGTAACTACCTGTCACTGGTATTTGATACCTTAAAACAGTAGGATTAGTTCCAAAACCAAAAAATTCATGATCATTATTAGAAAAATCAAATAATACTATTTTTCGATTGGCTGACCCTACTGAAGTAGCTATTTCAACTTTATTACGACTAATTAAAGTACCATTCTCGTTTATTATTAATCTAACCAGCCCTGAAGTTCTATCGACAATATCAAAAGTGCTATTTGAATTTGACCTAAGTTCGTATAAATGTCCACTAGCAGAAGTATTATTAATTTCTATTTTAGCTGAACCAGTAGAGCTGTTAACTCTAATAATACTTTCTTCATTGAATATATTTTGACTACCACCGAATATATCAAATCTAGCATACGGAAAACTTACAGGGCTTGTGCCCACAACAAAACTTCCTCCACCATTCATATACATTCTGGTAACGCCGTCAGATTGGAACTGAATAGGTAAGTTGCCGCTTGTATTAATATATGAAAATTGATTTGAAGGAGAATCTCCAGAGACCCCTATTCTTAAACCTCCTATACTTCCGCCAAAATTTACTTGATATTCATTAACACTAGAACTGATTGTATTACTTAAGATAAATTTAGCAGTAACAGCGTTAAACTGAAAAGTCTGAGTACCGCCTGTAACATTAACAATAGCTGGTAAGTTAGCTGCTAGGTTATCAACATAAGCTTTTGTTGTAAGACTCTGAGAACTCGTTGGATTTAAAGCATTTCTAATCTCAAAACCTCCCATGTCTATAGGAACAGTTATGTTCATAAGATTTTGAGATGTTGCAAATGGATATATTGTGATGCTAATAGGAGTAAAGCTTAAAGAAGGAACTTTATAATTTATGTTATAAATGCCGTTAAGATCAGAATTACCTATTAAAGTATATTCTTGATTCCATTCTCTCGATCCACTTACTACTCTATACTTAAAATCCTTGCTTTCCTGACTATCAGTTAAACTATTTGTAAACTGATAAGGCGATGGATTTGTACTACTTGCATAAGCCCAGTTAAAACTTAATTCATCATATGGCAAAGATACTACTGGACCGAAACTAGAATCTATAGCATTATCAACATAATTTTTTGTAGCTACTTCTTGAGGATTCTGTGGATCTAAAACGTTAAATATTTTTTTATTATAAAGATTTAAACCACTATTGTTAAGTCTCATCCATTCAGAAGATGTATTATCATCTATTCCATAACACCAATTAAAAGCATCATTAATTGTTTGTACCTGATTTCTTAAATGTATGTAGTTAGTAGGTTCTCCATCTAACTCAACACCTATGGCGTAAGTTTGATTAGGATTTGAATCAACAATACCTTCATAAAAAACTATTTTTCTAAAGTCCACAGTACTTATGCCGTATTTAACTTTTAAACAAATAGGGGTAATTTCTAGAGCCATATTACCATTAGCTCCTGTAAAGAAAGCATGGCTCTTCCCTATTGGTGTATGGTACAAAGTCCCAAACGTAGGATAAAAACCTATTCCTGATAAGTCGTATGAGTTAGATGGAGTATCTTTATTAAAAATAATCTTAACATCGCTACTTCCATTAGCAAAACGAATAGTATTAGTACTATCTGCTGTGGTATTTATACCAAGAGCTGGTATATTATTAGCCCAAGTTTCATCACCTCTTAAAAACAATGCATTGTCATTAGGATAACCTGCTAATTTGTTAATAGGTACTGTGTTAAAAGTCGTAACAATATTTGTCCCAACATTACCACTACCACTTATAGCTCCAGATAAAGTAACAGTCCCTGTCCCAACTAAAGAATCAGCATAAGCTTTATTTACACCGTCATTAGGATCAACTGGATTTGCTAAATTTATGATTTTGTAATTATTCATATCAAAATCACCTGATATTGCAAATCCAGGGAATGTTATAGGGGAAGTAAAGGTTATTGTTCCATCTTGATTGAATAATAAAATATCTGTTCCGGTAGTTTGGGCGTTTATAAAACTTTGTAATTTATATGCTCCGAAAGTATCGCCTGTGTTAGTAGTGTGTATCCACCGGAAACCTGATAAATCTTTATTCCTAGTTTCAAAATTAGTAACTGAAGGTGCACCTATAACAGGAGTAAAAAGATTATCAAATTTAAAAGAACCTAAAGGCTCAGGTAATGTATTATTACCAAAGATAAACCTTTGTTCGCCTGATAGCATGTTTAAATTACTTGCTATATTTGATACTACAAAAGCACTCATATCCAAACTACTCCTACTTGATCGTGCATTAAATCCCATAAAAACTTGGCATTTAAAGCATCTTGTTGTTCTACGTTATCTGATTTTAAATTAATAATTTTCTGATTATTTAAATTTACTGTATTCTGTGCAATTTTAATTTGGTCTAACGTCAATTGCAATGTTGTGGTAATAGGTGCACTTAAATTACCACTGCCTGTTACATCACCTATTAAAGTTACACTTAAGTTGTCTATTCTTGTGTTAATAGCCGCTATTGCTGCTAATATTGCAGTAACTTGATTTTCAAGGGCTGTAATTCTATTTCCATAATCACCTAAAGTAGCCAGTATTGTAATTATTTGACCCTGAATTACAGCTACAGCCGCTTCAAGTAATGAAATCTGACCTTGTATTATAGCTATCTCACCTTCTATAACTGCAATTTGACCTTCTATAGCTTCAATTTGTGCTTCTATTGCAGGAATAGTAACGTCTTGAATATAAGTTACTTTAGTTTCTAAAATTGTTAAGTCTTGAGTTTCTTCTGGTCTATTACTAGTATTTCCTCTCCATATTGCCTTGTATGTCAAATTAGGTAAATTAATTAAATCTATTGTTAATACTTCAACAGGTATATTATTATCATCACCTTTCCATAGATAGTACTGAGTCAAGCTCATTACACCTATTGTTCCTTCTGTTGTATGACTAAGTATTCTATTAATAGGTAAATCGTCAAGAAACTGAGCATTAGGCCATAAAATAGGTCTTAAAACATTAGGAATAAGCCCTGAATTTCTTAAAATCCAAGCTGAGGTTAAAAATCTTGCTGTAAGTAATAAAACATCAGCTTCAAGTGCTGTTACTGCGTCAGACTCCTCAGGGCGAGATGAATCTGTACCTCTCCATACTTTCCCCCTAGAAAGTACAATAGGATTACCAGGATTAAAGGGATTAGGAATATTAACAGTACCTACCCCTAAATTCGGTAGATTATCAATAGTAATAATAGGTGTTTCAACAGGCCTATTATTACTATCACCTATCCATAAATTTTTATATGTTAAGTCAGGTAATCCAGTAATAGGAATAGTTGAGGTTGTACTAATAATACCAGTAGTATTATACATAAACCCATCATTAAGCGAGAATAAGTCTTGAGCATTTGGTAATTGTTCAGTTGGAAAATTAAGAACAAAACTGCTATCGATCAAATCATTAAAATCACGTCTTAAGTTTTTTAAATCAAGTCTAATATCAATAATAACCGGTGATGGTAATGACATTCCATTTTTATCACCTATTAATACATAATTAGGATCAATTATAATACGACCTGTTACAGGTGATATGAAATTATGTAATGGATCGTAAAAAATTCTCATGCTGTTAAATGACCTATAAAAGTAGATATGTTATCATTATCATCATTAAATACTTGCTCAGCCAATTCTTCATAATAAACAAGTATATCTGGATCAGTATTATCCAACTCTGTGTTCTTATTTGGATCAAGTTGAGGTTGGAATCTGTAATAATAAGTCTGATCTAAAGTGTATAATGACTCTAAAGATAATGATTTACTTACTGATTCTTGTCCACCAGTAGATGAAATTTCAAATAAACTAAAAATGGCCTCAATAGAATCAAAAGAAATAGCACTTGTTGACATGATATCTAATACTCGTGCATCCATAACATCAGGATTACCAGGATCAAAGCCCATCTCACCAATACCTGTTCCAAGAGATAAAACACAAAACCTGTTAGCATTAGGTTTAACCATTTTACCAAGGGTTACCCCAAATTGTGCTGGGTTATTCTGATAAACCCCTCCATCAATATATTCGCCGTTTAACAACCCTGCTGATATTGGATTAGAATTAGTAACTGTTAAAGAAGGTAAATATATAGGAGCTGAACCAGTCGCTATTGCCACGTTACTTATAAGCTCATTACGCCCATTAAACTCAGGATAATTAAGATTAGAACATAAAATATAGTTTTTTGTATCAAATTTATAAGTAGGTATTATTACATTGGTTTTTAAATCTTGTAAGGTATTAGTGCCAAAAGTAGTTTGTATGGTTTTATATAACAAACCAGACCCATAATTTTCTGCCGTAGGTCCTGATGATTGATAAAAAGGGGTATTAGTAGCTATTAATGCAAGTTTAGCCGGTAAATTAGGACGAAGTGAGGGAATGACCGATGATAAACTGAAAATATAAGGACCTTGTGTTGTAAAAAATGGCACCATTTCATCAGGTGTTAGACCAAAAGCTAAAGATAAAGCCATAATACCACCAACAGATGTACCGCAAATAACATCAAATTGTTCTGCTATTTTAGTTGGGTCAACCCCCCATTGCTGTACAAACCTTCTAAAAAATTGTAAAGGTAGGTAGCCTCTCTCACCTCCCCCATCAATTTCAAGAATTCTAACTGTATTTCTATCCATATTTATTATTCACTATCCCCTGTTGTAGTAACATTATCAACGTATACATCTGGTACATAATCAGCATAACTAGAGGATGAAGAACTTTCTTCATATACAGAACAAGTATCAGTTACCCATTGAATGAATTTTGAACAAGCTGTTTTTACATAATCAAATAATGTAAATGCTTTGTCATATATTTTAGTTGATTCAAGAATACTATGTGATACTGCAAGTGGAACAAACAATGATGATTTAAGCAAAGGATTCCAATTATCACTTTCATCTAACCCAACTGCTACTAACGGCAACGTAAACCATACTCCTTCTGCTAATACAAAAACCCCTAAAGCTACTTTTTTTGGATCAAAACTTGTATATTGTTTTTCAAATAAATTCTTTAATGTTGAAAACTCAAGTATTGATACACCTGAAGAAGTAAGTACACCACCAGTAGCTATTCCTATAGCTAAAGATATTTCAGGACTAAAACCCATAATTAACGCTAGATTTTTACTTACTTCAGTAAAACTTATCGCTCTTCCAACTAAAGAAGCAGCTGATAATCCATAAATAAAAATCTGACCTCCAACTGTAGAAACACTATTTAGTAATGTTTTATCTGTAATAGTATTTACAGTACTGACGGAATCAGTTATTTGTCCTACAATAAGAGGAATACTTGAAAAAGTAGCCCAAGTCATATATTCATCAAATCCAGATGAACCTGCTACTTTCTGATTGTTGAACTCTGTTGTCCAGAGTAACCCTAAAGGCATTATTAAAGAAAAACTGGCACATGTTTTAGCTAAAGTAATATGCCATTTATCATTTTCTATTCTTGTTGTCTGATGCTTCTTTATAAATTCATTCATCGTAACAAAAGATGATAGAGAAGATATAATGAATGTATTTGCTGTAGATAATTCTAAAAATAATTTATTATCATGAACGTCTAACCCAAACTTAGATGAGTTTTTTACAAGATTGTTGAAAATAGGCATCATAGCAACCCCAGTTCCGGTTGCTACAATGGAACTAGCTATTACTCTTTTAATAGTAGAAGAATCACAATAAACAATTTCTTCTTCTGATTCTTGTTCATCATTAGCTTTTATTGTAGATTCTAAGTTTAATTCATCTCTAACTTTTACAGTAGTTTCATCATCGCTTATGGGTACTTTATAAAAACCATCTGTGTTTTTATCATCAAAAAAATTATTATTATCTTCTGATACAACAGGTGTAACTGTAAATCTAAGAGGAGGACTAGAAGATTTGGTTACCAATGTAGTTGTTTCACTAACACTGGTTTCTTTTTTTATTCTAATAGATTTAGTAACATTTTTTTTCATTTAATCTTATCTATAGAACTAACATCACATGAATCCCAAGGCTCACAGTTATAATTAATCTTTTCTATTTTCTTAGCATAAATAGGGTGAGTTGAATGTTTTTCTATAGTTAATACGATCCAAATCGTGCTTAAAATCTGAATAAAAATAATTACAAAATAAAATATTTTGTTCATACCATAGCTCCGGGTGTAAATGGTCTTGGGTTTTTAACCGGCTTAGGATCATCTTTAACAATAGGTGTTCTTAACTGTTCATTAGGTTTATCCAGTTCCTTAAGTCCTACCCAAATACCTGTCCAGATTTTTTGATTTCCAGCCCAGTCATATTGTTTATGTAGTTCTTCATACATTTTCCAACTACGATCAGACTGATAACGTCTTCTTTCAATACGCATTATATTTACCTAAATCATAATTAAGCGTTAAATCAACATTTTCACTATCATTGCTAGTAGCGAGCGTAAATACCTCATCATATTGCATTTTAAAACTATCTGCCATTTCCGGCTTGTATTTAACCGCTAGCATCCATGTAAGACCGGCACATAATGCAGGATACATCCTAGCCGGTACAGATGTTGTATTATAAAACTCACCTGCATCATACATTGTTCTAATGAACGAATATTGAAGAACAAGATAATCAGCTGTTGGAGTAGGCCATATATTAATATTAGGTACTAGAGACTTATCAAAATAATAAGTTGTAGGTCTTCCCATTAAATATTTTTGTGAAAAAGATAAATACGTATCACGACTGACAGGACTAATTTTTAAATCAATTGTGTTATTACCAAAATATATTTCCTGTATATTAAGTGTTGCTCCTCCTATTTCCCTTATACGATAAGTCATAGCTGAAACAGGTGTTATAACATCTGCCCACCTTGTAACTCCTGCACTATAAGCGTAAGGATGAGTCCAATCCACATTTAAAGTAGACCAGTTGACGTTATCATTAGAATATTCAACAACTAGATTATAATTACCAGAGATATTAGTCCTAACCCCAATGAACGTAATTGTTTTAAATACGTCTGCTCCATAAGTGTAAGATATATTGCCGTCAGCAACGTTTTGAATACATGCAGTGGTGTACACATTGTCAAAAGCAAATAAAGGATTACCGCCTCCACCATTATCATAGGTATTTGCTGTGTTTGATTGTGCTGTTCCATTAAGTTGTCTTGTAAATTGACGTTGTAAAACTTCCAGAATATCAGTTATGGAAGTTCCAAGTGTATATTTGGATTGTCCTGTATTTAATGGTAGATAAAGCTTGTTAATCGTCCAAAGATTAACACTTTTACTAATCCAATCAAGAAGAAGAAAATTAAGACTTCTTTTAGCTGAATTAATTTGCACAGGTACTAATTGATCACCGGCAAAGCCAATTCTCTCAAAACATTCAAGGATAAGATCATCATTTTCAAGTGATTGAAAATTATAAGTACCTGATACAACCGGCATTATTTACCTTTTTTAGTATGGAAGCTCTTTAATGTTTTAGCTAAATTTGCTTCTTTTCTTACTTTTGTACTTTTAGAATGCAAAGCCTTATCAAGCTTTTTAGATGGTATCTTTTTATCAACAGGTACACCTAAAGCCTCATGTAGAGCTCCTTTTTCTTTAGTAGCTTTCTTTATCCAGTTTTTATTCATAATTTTAACTCTGTGTTATTTCAACAAAACTAGATGTTTGAATTACGCCGTTAGTAAAATAAACAATTACTCCGCTAAAAGGATAGTTGGTATTTGTAATAAAACCTGCATTTAATTCAGCTTGTGATACAGCAGCCGCAACATCATTTATTGCAAATAAATTACTGCTCCTAGTATCATAATCCAAAGTAGCCGATGTTAAAGTAACAGGCATTTGACCTGATACTCCATATATTACAAACTCACCTGCATCCCATTGGCCAGCTGCTGTTAAAGAGTTAACCAAAACACTATATGAACTTAAATTAAAGTTGGTTGCGTTTCTAGTATTGTAACTATTTAAAACTACCGCCACATTAAAATTAGAACCTATAGTATAAGCTTGAGCTATGTTAGCACTTGCTGTTATGGTATTAATCGTATGAAACAGGTTATTTGTAACAGCTACTGTTGCATTAGGACCAGTTACAGTTTCAGTAACATATTTATTATTATATGTTCCTGTTATGGTAAAAGTAGCTCCGCTAATATCAGCTCCTGAACTTATAACCAAAGAGGAAGCATACCCCTTATTAATAAACGATATAGGACCTCCTTGAGGTAATGGTACAGTTCCTGCAACAACAGCTGCGTAAGTACCAATATTATTAGCAGCTACAGGAGCAATTGTCGTACTTTGTCTAAAAACACTCATTTACTTTTTTTATCTTTTTTGATTTCCATTTTGACACTATCCTTTTTAGGGGCACTTTTTTTAGTGCCCTTACAAAGAATATTGGCAAGAGGTCTACTATGTACTGCCATATTATACCTCTTACATGTTTAAAGCATACGCACAACGCCAGTTTGTAACACCGAAAGAATATCTTTCTTTAGCTGCAAACCACATATCACGAGTAGCATTATCAACCCAGCTCCACGCTTCCAATTTCTCACGCTCGTAGTGAATGAGCCCTCTTTCCGCATCAGTTACTATGCAAGAGAAAGTAGGTGAAGTGATGTAATTGTTAACTGTGTAGCCACCTGGCAGGTAGCTATCATGATAAATAGCGTTGATGTCGTTAACACCTGCGTTATAAACTCCAACATCACCAGCTGCATTTGCTACTGTGCCGACAGAAGTTCTATACTGGCTATTAGTTATAACACTTGCTGCAAACTGATTAGCAGGTCCAACAACAAGTATTTTAGGCATAGTTTGTGTTAGAATTCCGCTAAGTTGCTTGAATTGCTGAATCGCAATAATTGCATTCTGCAAACCAACCTCACTTAATGCAACGTTGCTTAAGTTGGAGTTGGTTGTTCCGTTGTCAAGCGGATGTGCAGCTGAAAAGAACGGCTGACCATCAGCTACTAACGTAACGTTTCCTAAGTTGAAAACGTTTGCTGCAACCTGAGATTTAGCTGCTCTTAGGGAGTTCCTAAGAGCTATCAAGTGCTGAGGGAATTGAGACTTATAAAGGTTATCCTTCATTGCCTCATCAGTGATTGAGAAACTAAGCCCGTAGACAGTGTGCAAGTAAGAAGTTTGGTATCTTACTGCCATGCTGTCTTGAGCAATAGCAGAACCCTCGTTCTTGATTTGTGCCATACCTAGAGACTTGAATTCATCTTCAAACTCGATTTTTTTGTCTGAAGTGTAAGTACTAAATACTTTTTTCCATTGATCAGGGTAGGTGTCATAGTTACCTATTACGGCTTTGACCCCAGGTCTTAACAATGGATATATGGAAGCGGTATTAATTGCCATTTTATGTTACCTTTTATTTAATTATTAAGCAGGGGTTACACTAGCAATACCAGCTCTGAACGCATGGTTATTAATAACACCATATACGTTTAAGAACGGAGTATTGAAGTATGTACCAGCAGTTCCATCAGCTGGTTGACCAAAAGTTCCTGGAACATTCCTTGGATCAGCAGTGAATCCTAAAACCTTAAATGAAGCAGCTGCATTTCTTGCATACTCATTTCTACCATCAGGAGCAGAAGGGTTTGCAGATGTTCCTGCTAAGGAAGGACAAGCATAATAAGTTGAAATTCCAAGTGGATTAGATGGTCCTGCATTGTTACCATAGTTAGCAATAAGTGGGTTATCAGCATAACCTGCTACAACGGCCGCACCAGCTACTCCATCCCATTTTTCAATAGTAGTTAAAGAAGTAGTCCAACCATTACCTGCTGCGGCAGGTCCTCTACCTGTCAATAAATACACATTAGAACCAATTACCGCACTATTAGCTGCTGTAGGGTTAGCCGCACCCGCACCTGTATTAGGCCAGGTAGCATTCTGTAACTGCATACAAGGTAACACTAAAAATTGTGCTGGAGCTGCTTGATTTGATCCATGCCATGTTCCAAGTTGAACATCATATATAACATTAGGATCATCAATAACAAAAGCTTTAACAACAGATGTCGCAGGAGTTCCTGCTACCCAGTATTCCTGATTGTAGTAAGTACCATTTACCCAGTACTCACAACCCATGAATACACCAACAATTGGAGGTGCTGTTGTTACAGTAGTTGGGTTGTTACCAGCTTGTAAGTTAACTGTTGGTGCGTATCTTGTTATAGTTGATTGACCACCTTTATAATAAGGAGTAACAACTGAGTCAGCTATTAATGGTGCAAATATAACAGGATCACCTTTATTTAATGTGGAAGCAGTAACAGTGTCTATGACATAGTTACTATTTGTTCTTATATCGTCAGCTCCGCCGTTTAAATGACTATAAGGTCTTAAACCAAAGGGAGCATTTACGCCATACGCCATAAATTTACCTTAAAAATAGTTAAGTTAATTAAAAATATTCTGTTTGTGATTTTATCTATTTGAAAGGCTAGACTGACCCATGAAGCATTAAAGCTTCCCGCTTAAGAGCGTATTTAATTGGTACTTTTTTACAGAGATAAAAGTTAACTCAAAGTCTACGAAGAGACAGATTATTAACTTTTATTATTGCGAATTAATTATTTATTGTCAATTGGAATATATAACAACAGTTACTCCTTCCGGTAAATCTGCAAGCATCTCACCGGATAAGTCAGCAAGAACTATTACAACATGGTTAACTGTTTTAATAATATCGTATCCTACCCTTGTTTGAAGCGGTGAAGTACTGTTATTATTAGCACATGTTATAAGTACACCATACTCAGTAACCGATAATGGATTTGTAAAACTGATTGTATATTGATTATTGTTTGTATCTAAAACAACACCGCTTACGTTATAGCTAGCTGTCATTACAATTGATCCTGTTGTATTTGTAAATCTACACCATGCCTTAGCTGTGTTAGGACTGTTAAAAGTACCTGTTACACTAATACTATTAATATTACTTATATTTCTATTTGGATCAATTAACACCCCGTTTAAAGCAACATTAGATGTTGTCCCGTTGGAGTTAATATTAACAGTGCCGTTTAAATCAGTATTTGATATTGTGTTATTGTTGATAACAATATTACCCGCCGTTACCTCACTAATCGCAATATTATTATCAAGCTTGATAATAATAGGGACGCCGCTATCAGCTCCATCACCATTTTCAACAGTTATGTTCGTATCACCCGCTATTATACCTATTGACCAAGGGTTACTATTTGTAGGATTAATAAGTACTATCCCGGGAACAAAACTAGTTAAGTCTGTTATTGTCGCAATTATTGGCGGCAATGTCAGGTCAACAGTCCCTCCTGGATTACTGACAGGCGAGCCGCTAACTCCTATTGAATTATTGGTACTATCAATAACAAGATTGTTAATGCCGTTACTCCCTCCCGCAGGAGCTAAAACACGCCATACACCATTACTTGTAGTACTGTCGCTAATATAAACAGTTATTATACTACCGGCAGTAAGCGAAGTAAGTTCAGTTACGCCGTCAAATAGAACAATACTGACTGCATCAAGGCCTATATTATTAAATGTAATAGTAAAACCAGGTCCGCTTTCAGTAGCATCGGGTAATATTATTTTAAGATTATCCACACTGGCAGTTACTTCAATAATATCTGCAACAATAAAGTTACTTGTACTAGATGAATAAGGATAATCAAGCTGTACGTCAGCATCCATTATTAATTCCTTAGCACTGCCGTTTGGTGGGTAATACGCCATCTTAATTTCTCACTGTTCCTATTGAATGACTTTTAACGTTTTCATTTTTAAAATTATAAGCAGGTGAAGTAACAACCCTCTCATGTGAGAGACTTGCACGACCCTCTTTTTCTGCCTGTCCGATTTCTACCTCTCTTTCAAGTAAAATTATATCACCTTGGCATATAAACTTACGTGATAAAGGGTTACGATCAAGAATATCACAAAATCTTTGTGGGTCTCTATCTATCGGTACAGGCTTCCAACCTCTACGCAAGCTTGCATCAAGAGCTGCATCATTTTGACCCCTGATACTGTGCCTTTCCCAGTAATATTCGAATCCAGGGCGTTTAATATGCTCAGGGATATCAGTTGAACTTATATAATCCATGTTGTATTTAACTCTTGTCTCGTCCTTTTCAGCTCTTCTAGTATCCAAGCCTCTTGATTGTCTATCGCTCTTCATTATTTACCTCTTCTTGTTTCTTTAATGTCTTCTATTTTCCATTTAAGGTATTCTTTCTCACTAAGCCCTAAATTCTTAGCGTAATCTTTTTCCCATGAATCAAGTTTTACTTGAATGGTATTGTTATTACCACCGCTACTTGAGAAGTTATTACGTACGCTACCTGCACTTGAAGTTTTATAACCTGATTTAGGCTTCTCAAGCCTGATTGTATCAACAAATTCATCAAGAACATCCAGATATTCATCGCTTAAAATATCATCAGCTTGCCCTTTTTTTCTCAATTCACTGTCAAACTCTTCAATAAACGTAGATAATGCCTTTTGAATACGTGGGTTGTATTCTTTTGAACCCTCTATAAGCTCAGGTCTATTATTCAACCATTCCTTGGCATTATCCAGTCTTTCCTCATCAATTCTGGACGTATCATATTGAACCTTGCTGCTTTCTTCCGGCTCTTGGACCTCTTTTTTCTCATTCTCAGGAGCTTTGTTGTAATTAGCTTCGAATTGATTAAGTCTCATTAACGCTTTATAGTAAAGATCATCAGCTTCAATAAGCAAATCAGGATCATCACCGAGTAAAGCCTGTTTTCTAAGCCCTTTTATCTTCTCAAGATCACTAACCAGATTGCTTTTATAAAGTTCAGCATTGGAATTTATGGTATTTTGAAGATATTGCCTTAATTCTTCGTTTTCCTGCTCCAATTTCTGACGATCAGCGTAAACACCTTTGCGTTTCTGCTTCTCTTTATAATATTTTTCCCTGAAAAGGTCAGCTTCGTTGACTTCTGGCTCTTCTTCCGGTTCTTTAGCCTCCTTTTTCTTATCCGTTACAGCTTCTTTCTGTTCTTCAGTATCCTCTTCATCAGCTATATTGGCTTGTTCCAAGTCAGATAGGTTCTCAAGCCCGTCAATTCTTGGGTCAATATAAGTTTTTTTATCTACATCCTGACCAAAAGTTCCTGCTTCCTGTTCTTCTTTGACATTTTTGTCAATCTCAGCCATTAAAGCAGCTGTATCGTCATTAGGATCAATGCCGTATGTTGTATTATCTTTCATTTAATACCTATTTATTGTTTATTTTACGTATCTTGGATCAGGCACTACCATCATTGGAGCATCATCAAATATAGAAAATACAGGTAATTTCTTGTATGTGTACCTGATACCTGAATGTCTTGGGAACGCTACCCAATCACCTACCTTATACCACGCACCCCAGTCCTTATAACGCTCACCGCTAAAACCGCATTTACCTATTTTAGCTACATAACCCACGATCTCATGGAAAATGTCCTTGCTATTATCAAGAATTATACCGCCTTTTGTCTTCTTTGGTTGAATATAAAGACGAATAAGTATATCAGTCGGTTTAATTGTGCAGTCTTCAAACAATTTCAGTTCTTCTGCCATGTTAAAATTATCAAAATCAATCCCAATCTCATCATTGTCGGAAAAATCACTTTGCATATAATAATTACTCATTTATTTCGTCCTCTCTTCCTAGTGTTGCTATATAATCTTTAATTTTTGTTAACGCATAACGCTCACCTAAGTAAAATTTGTAATCCTCCATTGAAGATACATCGCCTCTTAGTATTATGCTTTCTATTTTTTCTAAGGATTCTTTAATCTCTTTGTTAACTTCTGTTAATATATATTCATAGTCTTTCATTTTTATAATCCTCCAAATTTACTTCTTAATTTTTCCATTTCTATTTTAGCCTCAAGCAATGCTTTTTCTTTTTCAAGTTTAAGCTTCTCTTTGGTTTCTTCAAAATGAAGTTGTGTTTTGAAACTTGCAGCTTCCAGCTGGTCATCTGCAATCTGTTTCTTGATTAAACTCTCCTCTCTCTTCTGCTCAATCTCAGCCATGATCAGCTGGTTAGGATCAAGAGGTTTGTTCTCATCAACGTTATTACCAAGTCCAAGAGCAGTTATAGCCTCAGCAGCTTTTAAAGCCAGCTGGTTCTGCATCTCCTCATCGTCTGGATCAACCTGGCTTAAATCAATGCCCATCTCGTTCTGCATCTGGAGCATAAATTTAAGTGCCATGTGTTCTTGTATATGTGCAGCAGACTGTTCATTATCAACACTGGAGTGAACAACAATATGTGCATCATGATTCTGCTCAATACCAGCTTTAACAGGTTTCCCTTGCATCAAGTCCATGTTCTCAGTCACTGGATCACGTGGCCTAACCTCCTAATCCTGTACGAGTAGAGCCTCAATCTGGTCATCTGATAATCCTTGCGCCTTGAATATCATTTTAATTGCTTCAACAGCATTTATTTTATCAGGTAACTGCATCGCTGTCTGGAAGACTGCCTCGGCTTTCATCACCCGCTCAATAGTAGAGTTGACGGATGGGTCGGATACTGGAACGAGCTGGACAGAATCTATGAAATGATCTTTAGTAATAATAAACTCTTCGCCGTTAATAAAAAATTCTTCTCGGTCAATTACTTCCTTGAATATGTCATCAAGTAATCTTAATTCTTCTGAGAATGAATTGTGGATTGATTTTTGAACTGCCGCCTGTATCTTGTTTTTCTCTTGCAGAAACGCAACAGCCGTTCCTGTTGGGATATCTTCCTTGGACTCCATCATGCCAAGCTCAGTAGTAGATAACTGATCCTGCATCTGGCCTATTATTTCCTGACGAAGCTGCATTAAAGCCTGAGATGGTCCGTTTGCTGGCAGAGGAGCAAACATATTTCTTATATCACCAACGGCGTCAATGAATTTCCACTGACCAGCACCAAGTGTTATATCGGTTATCTGTTGCTTGCTTGTTCCTTTCTGAATAAAACCGGCAGGCAGATTCTGATAGGTCGCTGCATCTATTGTCTGACGCAGCATATTAGTTACAGTTATCGCCCCGTTACCAGTCATACGGGCAAGCCCCTGACCCCATATATCAAACCCTGTATAGTATTGATAGGCAACGAAGAACTTACGTCTCTTGAATTCCTTATCTGTTTCTTTCCAGTTACGCTCTATCCTCAAGACTTCCCTGCTTTCCTTGTCTATGGTAACTATATAAGGCTTGGCAACCTCAGTTATCTCATCTGAATTGTAACCATCCTCAAAAGTCTCAAGGTTCAAATAAACATGAGACTCATACACATCGTGCAAGTGTCTCTCTGTATAAACATCAAGGTCTATAAGCCCACCTGATGTTTTAGTTTTTTCTTCCTCATCGTTATTAATATCATCGTTACTGCCGCCTATTTTCAAATAAGGTAGCTCAACATCACGATATATCTTGTTCTTCTGATTAAGTAAAACCTCACGAGCAGATAACTTCAATATGTGAGTAAGTCTATCTGAATCAACAATAGAACTGCAATCTATATTAACAAGAAAGTTCTCAGGCAGGATAAAACGGGATAAAGGCATCTTGCGTATATTATCATAGTATACCTTACGAATTATAGTGCCGTAAAACCCGAGATAATATATAAACTTCTCATAATCCTTATAATATTCTGCGTCTTTAACTGTTAAATAATAGTTAAGCCACTGACTCCTTACTTTAGAAATATAGTCCAGCTCTTCCGTTTCCTGTCCGAATATCTTAAAACCGACAGGCCCGCTTTCTGGCAACATCTCGGCTCTTGTTGATGCACAAAACCTTATAATACCAGTTGACATTGTTGTATCAACAGTACGACATGCTTGATCAAAAGGGATATTGGTTAAATCCTCACCATCGTAACCAGTGTATTTTTTAAGTTTGTTATGAAGCTCAAGCCAAGGTTCTCTCGCCTCAATATCCTCATCTATGGCATCTAGGACATACTCGGCAAGTTTCTTAAGCATCCCGTCTTTCATATTAACGGCAAGGTTGGAATGAAACTTATCGTTTTTCAATTTATCCTGCGTAGGCTCACCGATCTCATATACACTTGACCCGTCTTCAAGATCATTAACCTTATTAATGATGTCAAGGTTGATATTGGGATTAATCCCAGCTAGATCGTTATCAAGCGTTGACTGCCTGTTATTTTTATTAAGCCGTAGCCTTTCTTGAGTTTTCATTAATTGACAACAAAAATATTAATCATTATTATATCCTTGTTGTCTTTTAGTTTTTGTATTGTTTTTCTAAAAACAACGTTTCAAATTTATTTGCTCATTCCCCTCAATATTGTTGTTAGTCCTCCAATATTGAGGGGTTTTTTCTTCTATATCAATTATGTTTATTCATTGCCAAGTTCTTTATCTACTGTTTATTATTTAATACCATCTCTTTGTTTCATTACTACTTGCATCATCAGGCTCATAATAGTCCTTAGGATTCTGTATACTATTCCCATCCCTGAGTATTATCAATGCCTGTGTTAACGTATCAGTATAATCCAGACTCCTTGGGTTTGGAAAGTAACTAACTTCGTTAACAAATTCATCTGCAAAATCCTCCATCCGATCGGGATTATTCTTTTGCGTAGGCATCCATACAACACCAGCCTCAATTAAAGGTGTTATAAGCTTAACACGCTGGGTCTTATCACCATGCTTGTTAGGTATGAATGGAATACCATAAACACCAGCTCTTTTTAAATCCTGCAACAACGGCTCACCTGAGGCTTTTGCTTCTATTACAATCTTATCTGGTTTTTTATATATTAACCTTTTATTAACTACTTCGCCTACATCCATGTAATTATCAGCTAGCCTTTTAATCCTTTCCCTTAGATCAGGATATTCGAGCCTGCCTCTCCAGCAGGACAATAGTATCACATTTGTATTATCATATCTATCCTGGAATAATCCCCAAGTAGTACATGCAGAATAAGCACTATCATCATTAGCCGTAAGGGCAGTATCCCAGCTTTGAATAACATAATCAATATCTGGTAACTCTGGATACTTATATAGTTTAAACCAGTGCTTTTTGATAATACCGCCCTCAAGTGGTGCTGGTCTCTGCTGGTAAAGAGCAGCGTAACCATAAGAGCCCAGTTCTTTCTTAAGTTTCTTAACATCATCAGGCATTAATCTTTTAGTAAGTAACTCGCCCTCTTTTGTTCTCTTATCCTCCCAAGGCTTCCCACGTGTCCAGTATAAAGGGACAGTTGGGCGTTTGCTCTCTGGCTCATACTCTAAAGGTAGTATCAGCTTGACCCATTCATTGTTAATGTCATTAGCTATTACGCTGCCAGATACATCTTTCTCATCACCTCTTTGCTGGACTAGTATTCTTCTGTCGCTTTGTATGTCATTAAGCCTGTTATACCACTTCATTGACCACCAGTTATTAACACTATCCCTTACAACCTCTGATTCACCGCCAACTAGGTTAGGGTCGTCTGTTATCTGTATGCTACCGCCACGACCGATAACGGAAGAGCCAACTGAGGTAGATATACGATAACCGAGTTTATCATTGGCAAAATAACTCTTTGAGTTCTGATCATCTCTTATCTTAAATAGATGCCCCCAGTTCTCCTGATACCAGTTACTTTGTATTAGAAGTCTGCTTTTATCCGCAATGTCTAATGATAAGGAGTTTGTACATGATGCACTGATTATCTTTTCTGTCGCATCCTTAACCCACACCCATGCAGGGAATGCAACGCTTATCAAACTAGTTTTACCAACACGAGGAGGAACATTTATAAGCAGGTTCTTGATCTCTCTTTTATAAACAAGCTCAAGATGTTCAGCAATCACCTCTAAAAACCATTCATCTACAAACTTGCTGTGTCCTTCAATAATCGGCCACGCTTGTATGAAGAATGAATATAAACTCTGCTCAGCTCTTTCCTTTAGTGTGAAAATCATATGGTTAAGGTTTTAATCCTCACATATATTAACGCCAGTGCTGTGAAACATAACCATGCTTAACTATATTATTAATCTCATCTATAGCTTCTATTTGTCTTTTAGTTTGCATGGCTTCTTTAAATCTATTTAACGCTTCATCATCTATATAGAATACCCGTCTGTTTTTTACGTAATAATCCCTATACTCTTTATCAAGTGCGTTCTCGGTTTCTATCTCTGTGTATATTCTGTTTATCTTAATCATTATTCTTTTTAAGCTCTAACCTCGATACAGCGTAGTTTATTCTTTCATTAGTATTTATTATATCAATTATCTCAGCTATCTTCTGTGCAACATGATCAGTTAAATGAAAACACATAATCCCTGTATGAGTATTTTTATGATTGTTTAAAACTAATTTTAATTGCTCAAATTGATTATCTATTATTTCATAATCAAGTAATGTATCTCTATCTACATATATAAGGTCTTTTTTATCGTCCTCATCTACTACCCAATTGTATTTTAATTCTATTTCACTCATCTTCATTAAAAATAGTATCTACTTCACCTTTAAGCAAAAGTATAATACCCTCGACTAACTGATCTTTTTTAGTAGTATCACCATCACTTACCTTTAATATAGTAATACCGATAGCGTTAACCAACATACTTAGTAACTCTGCTGTATGAATACCTTTAGATTCTATATTTATTAAACCGCTATTAACTGTTAATGTTACTTTTTTATTGGTCATTATATTACTCCTCATCTTCATTGTTTTTCTTATATGCTATATATAATTCCCAATCCGTATAACCCAATACATCTATTGAAAGATTAATTAGTTCGCTTAAAAGTATTGTATGGTCATTATCTACCTTAACCTTATGTAATATGTTTCCATCATTGTCGAATCTTACAATCATGAAACTTTTAATGTCCTCACAATGGTTTGTAATACATGTTTCTAGGAAGTTCATACATCGTATACCTGTTTAGGTTTGTAATCATATTTAGGTGGTAAAGTTTTAAGCTCATGATAATAACCTAATATAAAATCAAAAAATCGTATCAAATCTCTCAATTTCCAATACTGGTTTATTATATGGCCATCTGCTATAGTAAAAGTCATTTTGCGTATTATGTTTAATAACAATCTAACTTCATTAGCTATTTTAATTAACAGTTCGTTATACTCATTTAACTCAGGGTCTAAAGACGATATCAAACTATCTAATGTCCGATAACTATCTATGATCTTTTCATCCTTGATAAAACCATAATTAATTTTTCTTTCTAATGTATCCAATAATTCTTCTGTTTCATTAACTATCAGTAACAAATCCTGCTTCATTTCATCTTTAAGTTTCATCATCTTTAAGTTTCATCATCTTTCAATAACTTAGTCTCTTCAACAACAAACTCAGCATCAATCGCAGTCTCGCTATCCATACCAAAACCCATGTCTCTACGATATTTATCATAAAGTTTAATATCTATCTCTTTTTGTCTTCTCTGGTTGTCTGTTAATGTATTGATATTAATATTAACATCTGGTTGTTCTATATTATCTTTCCAACGACCATGTACTTTAAGATAAAATATAAGTGCTGCCGTGTCAGCTTCAGGTGCTTCACCCATCGCTTTTTCTCTCAATTTGTTACCAAACATGTATATTTTTTCAGCTTTAGCTTTTTTATAAACCTCGGCAACTCTTGGGTCTCGGGCTAATATCTTATATAAAGTTTCTTGATTTATTTTAAAGTAATCTGCTATGTGCTGCCATGTTAAATAAGGTGCTACTCTAGCTAAATCCTCAAGCATCTCATCCGTGAATATTAAGCCTTTTGCATCACGAGGTCTTTTAACAATATTCTTCTTTTCTGACCCTGTAACATTTTTCAGCTTTTTAGACATTATCCTTATTCTTTAAAATATATCATCTTCTTTTTATTCTTTAACATTGCTTTTGCAATTTCATCATCTATCTCGATATACTCACCCTTACTATTTTTTAAAACATATCCGCTTAATTTCTGTTTTAATTCTTGTATCTCATTACCCATCTTAAACTTCCTAGAGATCATCAAAATACTTAACTATTCGTTTAAAACCAATCAATCCTAAATGATACACATATACTATAAGCACCGCTAATACCAAGTGTTTTGCAGTAAGCAACCTGTATATCTCCTCAACGGGGAATAATGCCATGATGCAAAACCAGTTAAGGCTTAAGAATAATATATGGTACATTTACTTTCAAATTATTATCATCTATATTATAACACGATCTAGATAGTAATAGTTCATTTTTAGAATCTATCGCCATCTAGATCACCTCATCTAAAATATATCATCTTCTTTATTTACATTATAATCAACCCTAACAGGTTTTTCATCTTCTATATCATCAAAAACATCAGATTGTAAACCTACACTCTTTATATAGTTACCAAGTATAAACCTTATCTGATTATTGAACGACCTAACCTCATTCCTTGCCATTCCCTGTAAGATTTTATAATCATGAACTCCTAAACGCAGGCTTACAACAACTGTTTTCAACTTATTATCCATTTTCTTTCTTTTGTATCGTAATAAAATTCATTTTCATTTAACAATTTACAAAAATCACTTTTTGATTTGTCTTTTATCTGATTATCCTTATATCCTACTATTAACATCAACTCTATAGAACTGTAAAAAACATCTTTCTTAATATATCCTTTTTTGATTTTATTTCTTAATAAAAACCCTATATCAATTAAATCATAATACAAAATATTAACATTTCGTTTCACTTTACAATTTTATAACTCAGTTTAATTAAATATACTTATAAACTAAATATAATAATTGTAAAGTGATATTGTTATATTAACATCATTATTTTTAAAATTATTTAATTATAACCCTATTATACTATCAATTGTAGTTATAAAAACAAATACTTTCAAATATATTCAATAACACAATAATATATTATAATATCAAATATAACTATAATAATAACTATATTCAATTAAATTTAATAATATAGTAGTTATATTTAATATCATTTATAGAAACTAAAAAACATTAAATAAAATATTAAATAACACAAATTTAATATTATTATAATACTACAATGATATTATAATAATATTAAAATTTTCTCTTTTAATAAGGGTAGTAAACAGAGTCTTACTACCCTCAACACCAATAAATATAAGGTATACAAGCTAAAGGTAGTAAGGTAGTATAGTTTTTTCTATTATCTATATATAATTTTTTTTATTTTTAATTTTTCTATCAAACTCTTATATAAAAAATATACTACCTTTACTACCTTATCCTTCTATTCTTTATTATATAAGGGATAGAAGGGTAGTAAAGGTAGTAGTAAAGGTCAAAATAAAGCTTACTACTCCTTACTACCTTTATAACAACCACTTGGTGTTATGGAATAAAACGAGGACAAAAACCTGTTACCTTAACAACACACATTTATTATTTGTAACAAAAAATAAATATTTGTTATTGACACCTTAACAACTTGGAGTTATATTGAGGTTACGAGCAACTGTTAATTGAAACAAAAAGGAGGACTTATTATGAAATTCGATAGATACATTAAAAATCTTTCATGCGACAATGAATTTATATACTCATACAATACTAGGGTTGCAGAAATAGACCATGATAACGGGTTAATCAAAACACTTGGTTATTGGTCTCGCACAACCAGCAAGCATATAAATTACGTAGCAGACATTTTCAATTATAAAAAAATTTAATGGAGGACTATCATGACACATTTATTTACAGCTACATCTGGAATTCACATTGAACCTTTTTACAAGCAGCATTATTTGCCTAGTTACAATATAGACGAGCGTTATTGCGATGATCTGGACATTCTAATCAGTGATGAGATAATCAGAAAAGAGATGAAAAACTACTCTGTCAAGGACTACAACAACGATAGGGAATGCTTTTACGATAGCGTTAGGAATAATATGCAGGACGATTGCCTGATGTATAACTACGCTTATGAACCAAGAGGTTATGATGAGGATAAGGCATATCTTTGCAATCTTATACCTTTTACCATCAGAAGCTATGACGGCAACCTTGATGTTGATCTCCTTTCTTTTGGTGGTGCTGGTATGGACATGACCTACAAGCTTGAAGCTTACCAGCTGCTTGTTGATCACTCCTATGACGAACGCTCCAATTTCGCAGAGAAAGGTATATCATATTTTGAATATTATTATGGCAGGAATAGTAAGGTCGTTACAGAGATTAAAAAGATAATGGGTAATAATAAAATAGCAGCTTGAACAGGGAGGATTAACATCATGAACGGCTTATCAATTGTAATACTTACATCACTTTTATTATTAGCTAAATACCTTTATGTAACTTTTAGAAGTGATAACGTTGTATATGTTAGAATACCAAGAGACAAGGTCATGATGATATTCTTATGTATACTGGTGTTAACTAACACAATAACTTGGATACTAGCAACAATATAGGGAGGACTGGAATCATGACTAGATTTGAAGAAATATTAGAAGAAGAAAACTTAAAACCTAAATATAAACTTAGCGTAATAGAACCTAAAACTGGGTTAAAGTTTGAAAATTTAGAATTCACAAGCTTAACTGACTTTAACCTATTCCTGAATTCAGATCATTACGACAAGATAGTACATGCTACGGACGATGAGATACAGGTTATAAAGATTGATACAGGTCAGATTGTTTTTAGCAGTAAGGCCGATGATTAACAAAAAATGAGGACTAAAAATGACTGATAACAATAAAAAACAATGGGAAATTGAATTGGACTACTACCATTTAATGAATGTTGAGACTGGTTATGCAATAGTTATCAAAAGACATCCAAGTTTAAAACATTTATGCGGTTATGTAAGCTTACCTGTAAACCATCCTTTATATAATAAAAGCCATATGGAAAGTGATGTTTTTGATAAATTTGACGTACACGGCGGGGTTACTTTTACTGGTACATTCGATGGTGAGCATAATAGTAATGATAAGTTAAAACTATTTCTGGTGGGTTTTGATTGTGCGCACGCTGGTGATTTTATACCTCATATGAGCGAAGAATTAAGAAAAGATAAACTCGAAGTATGCGGTGATGAAGAATACAGGGATGTTAATTATGTAATACTTGAATGTATTAAACTAGCTAAACAGCTTAAAACTATGGAGGATTTAAAATGACAGAACTTGAAAACAGAATTGTAGAGCTTGTAACTGACAACTGGCGAGATAAGGAAGTAGATAACAACCTTACGAAGTTACGTTTAATGTTAAGTGAATATATTGAAGTTAAAAATGATAAAAAATAAAAGGGAGTTATAAAATGGAACAGTTGAAGAATTTATTAATATATATTTCTTATGGATTAACGGGTGTTTTAGGAGCTATCAGCTTACACTGGCTAGCATTTAGCGGTACTATAAAGATACTGGAATTAATAACATATGTGCTATGAGGATTAAAATTATGAAAAACATTATATTAACTATATCTATTGTTCTTATTCCTTTTATTGCACTAGCTAGCACTATAGAAGAAATAAACAAGCTTATGGATAGGATCAAGGCCGATAGTAAAGCGTACAGGGTTATTTGTTATGCACACCAAAAACATGTAAAAACAAATGGTTTTACGTTAGGTTCACTGGATATCAATAACAGGGAAGAATACTGCCTGTTTCTTAAAGAAGAGATCGAAAATGATATTGATATGGTTTTGAAATTGAGAGATAAAAAATGATGTGGATAGTAATATTTATACTTATCTTGATATTAATTTATTACGGAGAATAAAAATGAGTAAAGTAGAAGAATATATTGATAAAATACTGAATAAAAATAGCCATGTTATTTTGAATGAAGCTATCAATGACATAGTAAATATCTGCTGTGGTACAATGCTTGAAAATAAAGATATAAACGACCATGCACACGAATGGTTATGTTTCAATAATCTACTTGAACTTATTAGAAACAGGGCAATGGAGAAATTGGAAAAGGAGGATTATTTTAAATGAACAAGGAAAACATAACATCTATACTTATAAAAGAGGAAGGTGATAAAATACATTTTGAATATCAGAATTGCCATGCCATAAAGGGTTATGGGCTGACAATGGCGCATCTTACAGAGATTTTGGGCATCGTGGATATTAAAACCAGGAAAATATTAATAGACAAAACGATAGAAATACTTACCACGATAAAGAGGACTAAATGAATATTATAACAAGAATTATAGAAAGACTGCTCTATGGTAATAAAAAGGCAATTATAAATGTACAAAACGGAAATAAATCAAGAGTTGTAGCTTTTAATATGACTCCAAGTGAACAAATAGTTGTAGCTACTATTACACTTGGTTTGATTATGGATGAACATAATAAGCGTAATAACGCAAGTTATAAGGATAAAGCGGAAGTTGTAGAGGAAGTTATTAACAGATTATGTGAAATAGTAGGGGTTGATATCAAGATAGACACAAGCGATAAACATTACAGTATTTATAGAAAAACTGGTCTATAGAAATAATATATTAAGAAGGATTAAATTATGACAAGAAACAATGATTTTATAAAAAACATAGATAAGCATGTAGGTTCTAGAATACATGACTTTAGAATAGAAAAAGGATTAAGCAGGCAGCAGCTAGCAACTAAAGTAGGTATTACGCACCAGCAGCTAGCTAAATACGAACATGGGGTTAATAGAATATGTGTCGGTAGACTGCTTTTAATCTGTAACGAATTAAAAAGGCCCATAACTTCTTTCATTGAAGAATATGATATCAATACGAACAATAACATGCTCGCTAAAGAACGTCTGACAATAGAGCTGGTGCGATCATTTCATAGTATTAAGAATGAGAAAATAAAAGAAGCTATAAATAATCTTGCAAAGGTAATAAGTAAATAAAATGAGTGATATAGAAATGGTATTTTTAATACAGGCCATACCAATAGCTATTGGCATAATAGGACTGATTATTTTTATTATAAAAGAATTTAGGGATTAATATGAGTAATGATTATGAAGAGGATCAATATAGGTATGCAGTAGCTATGTTTTTGAGAGCACAATACTCAAACAAGGATATTTTAGAAAAGAAAATAACACCTGAAACTTTGCTTGTAAAAATAAAAAATCAATTCCCTGAGTATAATGATGATAAGTTACTATTAAAACTTTTAAGGGAAGTATTATATACAGTATTGGTTGAACTAAAGAATATTAGTAAAAAGGACATGAGTAAATATATAGGAGGTTTAAATGAGCAATAAGGAAATAATAAAGGATTTAGCCAAGATAGCCGATAAAAACGGCATGAAGAGAATGCTTGTTATCAGTGATAAAGGAATTCTCTTTGAAGATGCCAACATGGAAGTGGTTAATGATCTTATGCTAGCCGTTAATTTTGTTATGAATGTTATGGTAGTTGAAGGAAAACTTAATGTTGATGATATACCCAAGATAATTAATGATTACTCTAAAATAATACAGGGTAATATTAAAGATAGCGTGAAGCCATGTTAGAACAGAAAATATTAATAAGACTAATAAATGATAGAGTAGTTAAAACTGAAATTGATCATTGTAATACAACGGAGGTAATTAGAATGCTTATGGAAGTTTTACTTGATACAATTGATCTATCAACAAATCCCTTCCCTCATGGAATAGAAGAAATGAATTTTAAAATAGATAAAATATTACATGAGATTAATAAGGTTAAAAATAGTAATGAGAGAATGTAGAACCAATGTCAGAACAGAAAATATTAATAAAAATCATAAATGATGAACGTTACGTTGAAGTACACAATCTTACCTATGATCATATAATAGAACACTTGGTGGGCTTTTTATGTGATATGTTGGATAACTACGTTAACCCGTTACCTTTTAGGGATTGTACGATTCTAAACTCAAAAATAGATAGGATAATAAAGAAAATTAATGAGAAAAGAATACATGAGTAAAATGATAAAAGACGGGGAGACATACTATATATTTATTCCCTTGTATGCTATGAGCGATGAGCATCTAGTATATACCTACAATCTATTTAAGGATTCAGGAGATAGAAAAAGACTTGATGTTTTAGAGTCTGAACTGAAACGTAGATGTTTGATGATTTTTAATGAAGTTATGGAAGAAAAGGATTTGAAAAAACAGGGATACATTAATACAGGAATTAAAATAAATGAGTGAATTGATAAAAGAACATGAAACAATATACATCTGTTTTGAAAATCCTAAAAACCACACTTTCCTAGTTCATGATGGTAACAATAATTTTAGTATCATGAGCAAGGAGAAAATGGAGGATAATAAAGAGAGTTATGTTTTTAAGCAGGATAATATAACAAACTCTCATATTGAATTTTTACTTGCTAGCGGTTTTAATTTTGAAGAACTAATAGTTTTTTTACCTATAATGATTGAAATGAATGCAAAATTTGATGAAGAAATTATTACAAAAAAGGAGGATTAAAAATGAATATAATTGAAGCATTTAAATCAGGTGATAAAAAAATAAGACGTAAAATTTGGACTGAAGATATTTATATGTTTTCTTCACAAAGTAGTATGTTTCACGCTGAAGATATATTAGCTGATGACTGGGAAGTATATGATAATAGGTTTAATAAAAATATACCTGCTCCATTAACTCCTTATGGTGAAATACAGAATTTAAAGAAAATTTTAAGAGAATATTTAAAAGATTATCATTTAGCTTATAACTATTATGATTGTAGTTATGAAGATGATGGTTCTGATCTTAAATTTTATTTGAATTATCTGGATAACGAACTAAAAAATAATTTAAAAAAACTAAGGGAACAACTGGAAAAATTTGAGGACTAAATGATTAACGCCAAAGAAGAATTTTTAAAACATATAGACGAGGTAATGGTTATAAAATGTCCGATTATACCAGTTATTTATAGTGCTATTATAGTTGATACCAGGAAGATTGCATCGAAATGTGCATATGATATATCAACTTATACAGAATGGGGAGATTTTGTAATTCATAAGTTACTGCCAAAAATTGAAACTGAAGATAAAGATATGCTTGATAAATTCTTGGATAAGCTTGATTTTGAGTATGATAATACAACAAGAATAGTAGGAGCTATAGGTGGTTATATATGGTTTGCAAATGGTGGATGGTCGGAAAGAGTTAGTATAGATGGTATTGATATGTGGAAATATAAAGAAAAACCATTATATGAAAAAGTACTTGCTCGGCTTGAAAAAGATATAAACAAAGAGGACTAAATGAAAGCAAAAAGAATTGAAGTAGACGCTATAGACTATGATGGATTATGTACTAAGTGTGATACATATATAAACGAGCCTGCAATTATTAAAATAGGTAATAGTTTATATGAGAGTAACTTATGTAGACCTTGTATGAATAAAAATAATTTAACAGGGATTAATTCCTTATAAATATTATAATATTGGAGGATGAATGAAAAAATATAGAGGTAATACACAACAACCTGTTAATAAAAGCAGAAAATTTGTAACAGTTAGTATGCTAACAGATATTACTGATGTTTTAGAGCGGATTGCTAAGGTGGAAAATATTACTAGAAGTTATTTAATAACAATTATACTAAAAGAATATATTAAAAAATACGATATGAAGTTACTAGAGCAAAGGGAATACGTAAAAGATAGTACTATGGATTTTAACAAATAAACAACAAGGAGGACTAAATGAGCGGCAATACACCTACAGAAAGAAAATATACTAAAATAAAGAACTTTACTGAAAAAGATCAGGTCAGGATTAAATACTCTCTTTTAGGTAAGGAAAAGAAACTGATGCTCTCTGTTTATATCGGTGAGGATGTATATAATCAGTTAACAGACGGCAGAGAATATAAAAGACTGAATACAACATATATACCCGGTGATATGGTTGTAATAAGTCCAACTAATGACGATAAGGGACTAATACATAGATATAATGGTAGAGGGATGTTTAAAACTACCTGTGTTAGAATCAGCTTAGGAAAAATGAAGGGTTTAAAATTAAGCAAACGTGATTTTATAAATAGAGTAGTTGAATATAGCGTACTTTATGGAGGTATAGATGAACCATCCAACGCATTAAGGATTGATATTAGTAATAGTAAAAAGATTAAATTTACTCTTACAAATACTGATATTATTGAGAAAGATAATGTAACTAAACAAAAAGAAGTTGAATTAAAAGATATTAGAAAATTATGTGGAGAACCTGAAAAATTAACTTTAGACCATCTTTTTTTAGCTAAACAGAAAATAGAAGGTGAACCAATACCTTATATTCCTTTTAATGATTTAGACGAAATACAAGAAAAAATTGACAAACTATTGAAAAAACATGAGGATTTAGCAGAGGCAGTAGTTTCGATATACGAATTACTTAATAATGAGTTAGTAAGAATTAAAGGAAAAGATGAATTCGAATCACCAGATAATAGAAGAATAGCAATGCTTGAGGCACGTTTTAGTAGACTTGAACTTGCATTGGAAGATAAAAATAAAAGTTTATTCGAAAAACTATTTGGAAAATAACAAAACGTAAGATATAAACTCTTAAATTGGTAAAACCTCTTAAGTTAATTCTTGAGAGGTTTTTTTATACCCACAATTCACAAAGTTATCCACAAAACCTTAATTATTAACCTAAATTAATTAACAGTTAATAACTAAATATATTTTTAACTTTATTCTTTACTTGTAATTACTATTCGTGTATAAAGTTCAAATTATTTATTCATTTAACGGAAGATATGAGAAGAATACTTATTGAAGTTGACGATGATTTAACAGAGCTTATTGATAAAGAAGCACGCGATAGTCAACGTACTAGAAAATCACAGGTAACCTTTATTGTTAAGAGTTATTACAAACAGGGATTAGCTAAAATTGAAAAGGATAAAGGCAGTTTAACAGAAGATAGTTTCAAGTATTAACATTTAACGGAGGACTAATTAAATGAAAATCAATGACGCAATAAGATTTATTTACAATAATCGTTTCAATATCATTACAAGAGAAAATAGCGATTATATGATCATGAAAATACAGGATAAATTGTATAAATATTATCAATCCTATACTAAACCTGACACTACTTTTACCGATAAGTTAGAGCCTTACTCATTGGTAAATGAGATGGAAGATAATGCGTTTAATGATTGGGTAGTAATAAGGTAGGTTATGGAATTATTAGGACCTGTAATAAACTTTTTAATATGGATTGGTTTGTTTTATTTTTCGTTATATAGGCAAAGGAAAAGATACGAAAAAATAATAGCAGGTATGCAGGATGATATCAGCAGAAGAGAGTTTGAAATTGAATTGAAAATGAGAAAAATAAATGAGCGGGAAAGAACAGAAGAAAGAGACACTTAAATTAAGGTTGTTTGCGGCTTTAATAGTCGCAGTATTGGTTATAAGCGGTTACTTCATGTCTAAAAACCAAAAAGAAAGTAGCATGGATAACATTATTCGTTTAAAACTGCATCACTAAAGAACTTATCTACCTTAATTTATTTAAAACTTAACAATGAAAAAATACTGTATCAGTTTTTTCAACAACTGCACTGATGTTATAGCTAGCCGAGAGGAGTTAAGTTTTGAAGAGATTTTAAGTTACTTTAAAAAAGTAGCTATAAAACCTTTCACTGGCAAAAAGAATTTAGGAGCTATGGTCTGTGGCTCTTTTAAGGATAATAGGAGATCGGGCGAGAACTTAACATCACGTAGTATTTTAACCTTTGATCTTGACGGCTACGAAGAGGATTTTGATAGTTTAAAGAATGAGATTGAAACAAGCCTTGACAATTATTCTTACATTTATTACACCACTAGTAGTAGTACTTTAATTAAGCCAAGAGCTAGGATATTACTTTTTATTGATAGGAATGTAGATAAAAATAACTATGGTAAACTCGGTAGTGAATTAGCCCTTAAGTTATTTTCACATAAACTTTTAAAAGCTGTAACAGATGAATCCAGTTTTACCCCCTCTCAACTCATGTACTTACCAAATAAGGTAAATGATGAGTTCAGAACCGGTAAGAATCAGAAAGAGCTTATAAAGGTTGATAATTATATTGCCGTTATAGAAGAAGCTAAGAAAGAGGAAGATGAAGAGCTGAAAACCTTTATAGCTATAAGTAATAACACACCTTTACCTAATGTAACAAGAGAAAGGGTTATAGAAACACTTGGTAATTACGATTGCAGTGAGACGAGTTACCATGAATGGTTTAAGGTATGTCAGGCTCTTCACCATCAGTTTAAAGGAACAGAAGAGGGGCTACAGATATTTACCGACTGGAGTTTAACTGATAGTCGTTACTCTGAAGAAAGAATTAAACAGGAATGCAGACTTAAATATAAAAGTCTGACAAAAAAAATTGATAATCCTGTTACTTTTGGATCAATTATTAAATTGGTTAACAATAAAAAAAAAACACCATCAGTTTTAAAGGTAGATATTAGATATAACGAACTATCTATTTTTGGGGAAGGAAATGAGGAAAATTTTGTACATATAAAATACAAAAGAAACAAAAATGGTGAACTAATACCGCTTGGGATAAAAAGTACTTTTGAAAATTTTGAGATAATGTGCAGGCGGTATAAGGTGGCAGTAGCATATGATGTGATTACCAAAAGAATCATATCATCAATTAATAACTCGGACGATAACGTTTTAACCGGATTAATGGTATCACTTATGGAATTAAACAATATGAATAAAGGTAATGTCCCTTTATATTTACATATGCTGTCTGAAAAAAATAAGATTAATACATTTAGAGAAGTTATTGATAATGTTATATGGGATGGAAAATCAAGACTTGAGGATTTTTATAATACGCTAGAAGTTGAAGAGAATTATAAGAAACTGAGGAATATCTATCTGCTGAAATGGACACAGCAGATGTTGTATCTGGCCTTAAATAATGATGAAGTTAAAGATATAGGAAGATATCTGCTTGTTTTAAAAGGACCTCAAAATATGGGTAAAACAACATGGGTGTTGAACCTTTTACCCTCTTATTTAAGAAATAGCCATATAGGTACAGGTCGTTTCTTAGATACCAATAATGATATGAATATACTGGGTAATATCAAGTTTTTAATAACTGAATTAGCTGAGCTTGAACAGTCTTTTAAGAAAACGGATATTAATGGGTTTAAAGCTTTCTTTGGAAGACCTGATGATACATTGAATATAAAATATTTGGCAAGACCTGTTACTTTTAAAAGAACAACCAGTTTTATTGCCAGTATTAATGATGATTCTTTTTTAAAGGATATAACAGGTTCAACCAGATTCATGGTTATACCTGTAAAAAAAATCAATAGATTGGAAAATGTAGACATTTTACAGGTTTATAAGGAAATACTGGAGACAACCGATATCAGTAATTTCCAGTTAACTGATGAAGAAACTTCTTTGCAGGAAACTCTTAATAAGGAATTTGAAATGCCTGATGTTATTGAGGAGGCTTTTATTGATAGTTTTGATGTTGAAGCTGACCTTGAAGACGCAGATTATTATAGTGCAGTTCAAATACTGGAGCAATTAGGGTATAGAAAGACAGATATAAATTATAGTAGACGGGTGGCTATTGGTAGGGTTCTAAATAAATATAAATGTTACAGAAACAGCAAGACTAATAAATGGAAATTGAAATTAAAGAAGAATTAAAATGTTTTTACCAAATAAATCACAAATAGAAATCGAAATAGCTAATAGATACTTAAATAATGAGATCAATTCACTGGAAAAGGAAGTAGCACTTAATATTATTCTTTCTTTTACAAAGCCTGAAACTGACTTGGATGAAAGAGAAATAATGCTTTTCCAACAATTGGCTTTACATTCACCTAAAACATTTGTTGATTATATGGTTGAATATGGACGCTCTAATTTTAATAGTAATAAACTAAAATCAGATGAATTGGTCATACTAACCAAAGCAGCTTTAAAACAAAGAGAAATATTAGAGGGAGAACAGAAATAATGAGTAAAACACATTCACCTATTAGCCCTTCCAATTTTGAGCGAAGAATGCTCTGCCCCGGTAGCCTTAATGCTGAAAAAGGATTACCTTATACCACTTCTGTTTATGCGGAAACGGGCACTATGCTCCATGAGAAGGTTAATGAATATATAACGGGTGCTAAATTGTTTCATACAGATAAATCTGATGATATTATTTTTCCTACTGAACAGCAAATAATCGTTATATGTGATGCAGGTGATTATTATCTTGAACTTAAGAATTCAAATCTTCAGGTTGTAAAGGAAATCCATGAGCAGACTTTTTCTCTTGACTTCCTAATGCCCGGGATGCAGGGAACAGCTGATAGTGTTCTTATTCTATATGATAAAGAAAAAAACAGATGTCAGATTCATGTAATAGATTATAAGTTCGGTCAAGGTGTTGCTGTAAAGGCTCAAGATAATTACCAATTGATGTTATATGCTCTTGGGGTTTATATGCACCCTGAGATTAGTAATGTGGTTAAATATTATTGTAATCTCGGAAGTAATCAACAGCCGTTCAGATTTACAACAGCACATCTGCATATTGTCCAGCCATACATTGAGAATAGTAGATGGGACTTAAGCGATGAGCAGCTTACCTCTTTAATAACCGGCTCTAGAATGCAGCTTATTAAAACGGCTATTGCTAATGCTCAGGAAGAGAACGCCGTTCGTATACCATCAACTAAAGCATGTCAGTTCTGCAAGGCTAAACCTACTTGTTACGCCTTAAATAGCTTAGTGCCGACTGTTAATAATAAGGATACGAAAGAATTACTTGCGGCTAAAGTAAGGTTACTTAGTGATGAAGAATTAGGGAGGATTTATGATAATAAAGACCTTATAAAAACCTATCTTACTTCAGTAGAAGACTATATAAAGGAAAAGTTGGAAACAGGTGAATTTCTTAACTATAAATTAATGCCTAAAATGTCCAATCGTAAATGGAAAGATGAGGCAGAATCTGTTTTAAGAGATAAACTTGGTGAAGACGCTTATGATAAAAAGCTTATAGGTATTGGTAAAGCTGAAAAATTGATTGGCAGGGATGAAGTTAATCGTCTTACCAAAAAAGAACTAGGCGAAAACCAGATAGTTAAAGTTGATTATTCAATAGAAAAATATTTATAAATTAAAAAAGGTAAAATCATTATGAACTCAGAAAAAATATTGCTTTCAAACGTTAGATTAAGTTTTCCACATTTATTTGAAAAACAACCACTTGATAATCTTTATATAACTACGGAAGAAAAAAGAAAATACGTAGCTACTTTCCTATTATCCAAAGATGATGTTAAACATAACGAGATAGTTAATGATATTAAGGAAAAAGTTAATAAAATGATCAAGGACATCAAGATTAAAGGTAATAATATTGATATAGTAAAAGACGGGGATGAGGAATACGGGCTTATTGATGATTCAACCGAAGAGGGTAAAAAAAGAAAAGAAAGGTCAGAATATAAAAGAGGCCATTACATAATCACAGCTGCCAATAAATTACCGCCTAAATTAAGTCTGGTAAAAGGTGAACTGCTTAATCCGTTAGTAGATGCCAACCCATTTTATCCCGGTTGTTATGTTCATGCTCTTATTGAGATTTCACCTTATAAGTTCAATAACGTATGGAAAGGTATCTGTAATAGACTCCATCACGTATTGTTCCATAAACAAGGCGAGATGTTTGGCATGACTACTATTGATGCTACAAGTGAATTTGATAAACTTGAGGAGGAAGAAATATTTTAATTATACGTAAAAATCGTACAATTAAAACTATGTGAGGTAGTCACAAAATGTGACAAACTTAATAATAAAGAAACTGAAAACAACAGGATAAATACATGAAAAAAACTTATTTTCTAGATATAGAGTGTTACCCTAATTATTTTTTAATTTTATTTAAGGATGAAAAGGGTAACGAGATTTCATTTGAGCTTACAGAAAACTCCCCTAAGCTTGATATTGCAGCGATAAAATCAATACTTGCAAATAATACAACAGTGGGCTTTAATTCCCGTTTTTACGATATACCAATGATTATGTTTGCTTTTGGTAATCATAATAACGCAATGCTTAAGCATCTGTCAGATAAATTAATAAGTGATGATAATTTTGACACAATTTCTGAATTGAAATTATGGCCTCCTTATGAGTATGACCATATAGACCTTATTAATCTAGCTATCGGTAAGGCGAGTCTTAAGATGTACGGGGCAAGAATTAATACGCCTTTCTTGCAGGACTTACCTTATGATCCAAGTACCAGGTTATCAAAGAAAGAAATGGAAGTACTTAAAAAATATTGCTCCAATGACGTTGATATAACAATGAGTCTCTATAATTATTTAAAGAATGATATTGAGATTAGAAAATCAATTAATGCTGAATATGGAGTTGATGTCAGGAGTAGGTCAGATGCCCAGATAGCAGAAGTATTAATAAGGGACTTTGTTAGACATAATATTGAGAATAAGGTTAAAGAGTATGATTTCACGTACAATGCTCCGTCATATATAAAATTTACAACAGAACCGCTTAAAAAATTATTTGAAGAAATAAAAGAGATAAGGTTTAAAGGAACTGATGAGGATAAGTTAATCAAAGATAAAGCTCTTAGTTCCATAACAATCAATGAAAAGACATATTCTCTTGGTATTGGCGGTATTCATTCAACGGAAAGCAACAGAAAAATAATAACCGGAAATGATGAATATTTAATAGATGTTGATGTTGTCAGCTATTACCCTTCTATTATCCTTAATAACAGATATGCTCCTGAATGTTTTAAGGAATCTGATTTTATAGATTTTTATAAAGACATATACGATCAGAGAATTGAGGCTAAAAAGAAAGGCGATAAAACCAAAGCCAACGTATTCAAGATTATTCTAAATGGTAGTTTCGGTAAATTTGGTAATAAGTTCAGCTTGTTATACTCACCAAAACTACTTATCCATACCACAATTACCGGTCAGTTAAGTCTGCTTATGCTTATTGAAGAGCTTGAGAGTAGAGGTTTTGATGTAGTTAGCAGTAATACTGACGGGATAACAGTATTAATGAAAAAAAACAGATATGAAGCTTTTTTCAATATTGTAAAAACATGGGAGCAGATAACAGGATTTACTATTGAGGAAACAAAATATAAAGCTTTGTATAATCAATCTGTTAATTCGTATATTGCCGTTAAATCTGACGATAGTTTGAAGTGTAAAGGTATTTTTGCTTCAGATGACATCTCACGTAACCCTGCGATTAAAATATGCAAGGAGGCGATTTTTGCATACGTAACTAAAGGGATATCAATTGAATATACCATAAATAAAGCAAAGCTTAACCCTGATCCTACCAACTTTTTAATGGTTAGACGTGTTACAACGGGAGGCTATTTTAAAGGCAATTATCTTGGTAAAGTTGTTCGCTGGTATTGGTCAACCAAAGGTGAACCTATTACCAATGAAAAAGGGGATAAAGTAGCGGGCACTGATGATGCGTGGCCGATAATGGACTTGAAAGACAAAATAGTTGACCTTAATTACGATAAATATATAAGTAAGACGTATGAGCTACTAGGGACAATAGGAATAAAAAATGGGTAGAATAAGGGATAATCGTAATTATTTGGAGTTAAGCATTGATCAGTTGGAGCAGATAAAGCTTTTACGTAAACTAGCTAACGTCAGTTTAAGTGAAATAGCAAGATTAATGTCATGTTCTACTTGTAAGATAGCCCGTTTGGAATCAGGTAAGGGAAAAGTAGATACTGACTTTTACCATAAAATAATTAAAAAATATGAATCATTTATCAGATATAAAGACAAGTAAAATCAAAAAACCTTTAACGGAAAGACAAATTGAAAAGGCCGTACGTGATGCTGCACTTAAACTTGGCTATTTAACTTATAAATTCACATCACCCTCAAATTGTGGTGTACCGGATAGGATTTTTATTAATCCTCATGGATATGTATTTTTTATTGAGTTCAAAACCAAGATAGGTAAAGTAACAGCTTTGCAGTCTAAAGTTTTTAAAGAAATTGTTAATCATAATTTACCAGTGTACGTATTTAGGGATGTTGATGTATGTATTGAACATTTAAAATATCTTTTATCAGTAAAAATACATCTGGGAAGATAATGTTAAATGAACTTGATTTAAGGTATTATCAGCAAAGAGCTATTAACTATATTCTTAATAAAAAAAGATGTGGGCTTGCTATTGATATGGGTCTTGGTAAAACTATCATAGCCCTTACTTCTTTTGTAAAACTGCATAATCACCAAGTAAAGAAAGTCCTGATAATAGCCCCTCTTAATGTTGCCAAGAACGTATGGAGTAACGAAATCAAGAACTGGGAACATACCAATCATCTTACCTATTCCATTTGCTGCGGTGATGAGAAAGAAAGACTTGAGAATTTGAAAAAAGAAGCTGACATTTATATTATAAATCAGGAAAACGTTGAGTGGATGAGAGAAAAGGGTTTTGATAAGTACGGCATGATAGTCGTTGATGAGAGCCATAAGTTCAAGAACCACGCCTCAACTCGTTTTAAAGCTTTAAAAAAATTTACATACAAATACATAGTTCTACTTAGCGGGACACCAATGCCACAAGGATATGCTGATATGTGGTCGCAGCAGTTCTTAATAGATAAAGGCGAAGCTCTTGGTCATAACATAACTACTTATAGATCAATGTACTTTAGACCTAATATCAATGGCTACGGCTATGAATGTATTTATCCGGAACTTATATCAAAACGTATTAGTACCAGATGGCTTTACATGAGAGGGGAGGACTATTTAACGCTGCCTGATAAGATCAATATAAATATAAGCATTGAGATAGATAATTATTATTTATATGAGAGTTTTGAGAAGGAGTATTACCTTGAAATCCAGAATAAGGAATTAACAGCAATAAACGCAGGGGTATTATGTAACAAGCTTCTTCAATACTGCAATGGAGCTGTTTATGATGAAAATAAAGAATATGTAGAAATACATAATAATAAACTTGATATGCTGGAAGAGATTATTGATGATCATCCAGAGGAAAATATCCTTGTTGCATTTAACTTCAAATCTGATGAGGAAAGAATTAAGAAAAGATTAAAGGAAGCAATTACGCTTACCAGTAAAAACATCAATGAGATGGAAAAACGATGGAATAACGGCGAGATAAAGTTGCTACTTTGCCAGTGTAACAGTGCAGAAGGGCTAAATCTTCAACAAGGAGGTAGAATAATTATCTGGTTTGGGTTAACTTGGCGGATGGACAGTTATAAGCAGTTTAATGCAAGGCTTCATAGGCAGGGACAGACTAAACCTGTACTTGTCTATCACTTGGTTAGTAAAGACTGTAAAGATGAAGAAGTAATAAAGGTGCTTGCTAATAAAAATGCTACTCAGGAAGATTTATTTGAGGTTTTAAGGAATGATCAATCTGTTAAAGAATAAATATTTTTTACTGGTTATTATTGCTCTAATAGGTTTTATATCAGTATATTTTTATGGTGATGATAATCCTATAGAAGAAGTTTCAGAGTATGTTATAAAAGAAGAAACCGGTATGGATATTGACCTTACACCAAAATCATTGGAACATGATGCAGATAAGCAATAATGGAATTAAATTTATAAAAAAATGGGAACAAGGACCGGATAAAGGTTTTGCCAGTAAATCTTACTTATGTTCAGCCGGTAAAGTTACAATCGGTTATGGTCATGTCATATTACCGGAAGATAATATCATAGAGCCAATTAATGATGTAGTAGCAAACGAATTATTTGATAAAGATATAGAAAAAGTAGAAAAAGTAATAAATGAACAGGTTAAGGTTAGCTTAACTCAAAATCAATTTGATGCTTTATGTTCACTTGTATTTAACATCGGTGAGGATAACTTCAAGCAGTCAACCCTCCTTAAATTCATCAATAAGGAATTATGGGATAAAATACCTATTCAGTTTTTAAGATGGGTTTATTCTCGAAAAAAACTTTTACTCGGACTTCAAAATAGAAGAAAAGATGAGATTAAATTATGGCAAAGTACAAGTTAATTATTGTTTTAATAAGTCATTTAATAACTACCTCAGCGTTAGGTCATATTAAGACTAAAGAAATAATAAACTTTAATATAAGAAATAGTGATACTCAAATATGTTTTACTCCTCCATCTGGTTGTTCGGAAGTTATTGTAAGACAAATAGATAATGCCAAGGAAAGTATTTTTATTCAAGCGTATGGTTTTAGTTCAAAAGCAATTAGTGATAGCGTAGTAAATGCTCATTTAAGAGGTGTAAAAGTAAATATATTACTTGATAGGTCTAATCTGGTTCAGCGTTACTCCAGACTAAAGGATTTAAAAGGAGCTGGTATTGAGGTTGCCATTGATAAAGTACCAGGTATTGCTCATAACAAAATAATGATAATCGATGAGCATATTGTAATAACCGGTTCATTTAACTTTACAGACGCTGCTGATAAAAGAAATAGTGAGAATCTAATTATTATTGATAATAAGGAACTAAGCTCTCATTTTTTAAAAAACTGGTATGATCGTAAAAAATAATATTATACAATATTATTTTCAAACAAAGAGGTATCAATGAAGAATCTTATTATAATTGCACTTATCGCTATTAACTTAAACAACGCTGTTGCTGATAATAATTTTAAAAGTTATGTGAAGGGAGGAATAGGTCTTAATTATATAAGGGATAATAAATTTTCCAATCATGAGTTAATAGGAAAAATGCGTTTATCCGATCATTTCCCGTTACTTGAATTTGGAGTAGGTACTTATTTAACTGATGATATAAGAACTGATCTTGTTTTGGATTATTATTTTATTTTCAAAATAAATGAAAAATCAACATCAAATTTGAATGATAAATACGATATTAATTCAAACACAAAAATTGATACTGTGATGTTGAATTTATATAAAGACGTAGCTTCTTATGACAAGATTACTCATTATGTTGGAGGAGGCATCGGTTATTCAAGAGTGAAAGAAATATTTAAAGGTAAAATGATTAACGAAGACGATGATGTTTTCATTTTACCAAGGTCTACAAAAATATATAATAAATTCGCTTACAAACTAGCAACAGGAATAGATGTAAAAGTAAATGATACAATAAAAATTGATATCAGTTATAATTACTTCAACTTAGGAAATAATAAAACAAAGTTAATTGGCGGTGTAAAGAATATTGGTAACAGAACCTATGCTATCCATAATATAACTTTTGGAATGAGGTTTGATGTATGAAAAAAGTACCTAGAGAGAAGACCATTCAGGAATATCTGGCACAAAGAGCTCAAAAGGAAGCTGAGATAGCAAGAGCTCCGGCAGAAAGAGACCAATTAAGAATTGAGGTGGCTAATCTTAAGGCACAACTCAATCAAAATAACTTATCTCTTCAAGAAAAAAGCTCAATAATCAATAACTTACAGAAAAACGTATTGGCTTTAAAGGACAATACTATTAATGATTTAAATAATAGATTGGCACAAGCTACTTATAATTTATCCCAAAAGGATAATATGATAACTAACTTAAACACTACTATTACCAATAAGGATTCATTATTACAACAAAAAATAACAGCTTTAAATAATAGTGAAAATAATTTGAATCAAAAAATAACTATTATTAACGATTTGAATAATAAAATTATTGAGAAAGACAATCTTATAAATAGCAAAGATACTCTTTTAAAAAATTATGAAAATCAAGTAAATATTGATAAAGGTATTATATCTCAAAAGGATAGTACTATTAGTGATCTACACACTAAACTTGCAGTTATTGAACAGAGTTTAACTAATAAAACAGAAGAAGTATCAAGTCTTGATTCTACCTTAAAGGTAAAAATAGAAGAAATAAGCCAAAAAGATATTTTAATAACAGATTTAAACTCCAAAGTTCAATGTAAAGAACAGATAATCAATCAAAAAGTAAATGAGATAGAAGTTTTAACCAGTAAATTAACTATTGATGAAACAGTAGTTAGTACTTATCAGGATCAATTAATGGCCTATATTGAACAGAATTTTGTTAATATTGAAGATTATATTGTAACGGAAGAAGTTGTTATAAGTGGCTCAACTCTTGAAACAAATTACAATTAATGGAAAAATACCTTAGTTATATCAATTACATAATAGATAATATCAGAATTATTGGTATATACGGAATAATATTAGTTATTATCTGTTATGTAGCACTTAGGGTTAAATCTATATACGATGATAATAAATCATTAAACGATCAGGTAAATAGACAATCTAAAGATATTGAAACTCAAAAGAAAATAATAAATGCAATACAAAACAATAAATCTCGTACTCTTAGCGATAATTTTAAGCGGATGCGCTCAGAAAAATAACGTCTGCATATCAACACTGGACTTACCGCCGCTACCAATGCCGGGTAAAGAGGTAGCAGATGAGCTTGAGCCATTATGCTCTCCTACCAGTAAATGTGAACATTACAATAATTGGCTCAATCAATTTTATTTATTTGCCGATCAATATAATATTTACAGAGGTATGAAGTACGATAAGGATTAATTTATCGTACTATCTCCAATGTGATCCACTTCTTCCGTTACTATAACTACTATTTCTTGGTGCATATTGACTCTGACCACTGTACCATCCACTACGTACCCTTGGAACATTCCTTGGTAAGTTTTCAGGTCTTGGATGCCTATTTTCCATTTCAGCTAGTACCATTTCCCTTAACCATTCAGGAGTCCAACCGGGATTATGAATAGCTGTTTGGTTCATTTGAGCTTGTATTTGTGCTTCCCTTGCAGCGTTAGCTTGTGCTTGTCTTTGAGCTGCTGCCTGTTGTGCTATTTGAGCTTGCAGCGCAGCTTGTCTTTGCTGCTCTGCTACTTGACGCTGTACTTCAGCTTGGATTTGGGCTTGTCTTTGAGCTTCAGCTCTTGCTTGCTCTTGACGCACACGCTGGGCTTCTGCTGCCTGTCTTTGTGCTTCCTGTTGTTGGCGAACTCTGGCCTCTTCTGCTACTCTTTGTTCAGCAGCTCTTCTTGCCTCTTCAGTAGCTCTCACTCTTTCGGCTTCTTGCGCACGCTCTTGTAGTACTCTTTGCTGACGTTCAAGTTCTATCCGTCTTTGCTGGTCTTGCTCCATTTGCTGGCGAGCAGCTATTTCCTGTTGTAATCTTTGATTAAACTCATTACGTTCCCGTTCTAAGTTCATTCTTTGATTACGTTCTCTTTCAAATTCAGCTGCGTTTTGACGGGAAAGTTCCTCTTGTCTTGTTTTATACTCATCAGCAGAACGAAGTGATGTGTTTCTATTTTCAAGCTCTTTCTCAAGCTCGCTATATCTATTTCTTAAGTCTGATATGGAGGATAAATCAATACCTTGATTATTAAAATGGTTGAATATTGCACCGATACCACTATCAACACCGGCAGCTACACCTGTATTTCTGGCATTATTAAGCAATCTTGGTTGTTGAAAGCTTTTCTCATTTTGATAAGCTCTATATAACTGTTCGTTATTTTCCTGATCATTTTTCCATTTATCAAGTCCTTTTAAATTTGTATTTTTAATATCAGCTAGATTATTACCAAACTCAGTGTTAGCTAATTGGTCATATTGACCGAGTTTACCTATCTTGTTTATATCTTCATACTGGCTAGCTGTTACACCTTTTAATAAATCCTCTTTAGTAGACTTACCACGTGAACCAAGTGTAGCCTCACTTAATTCTCTCGCTCTATTCGCTACTGCCTGCATATGAGCTTGAGAGCCGTAAGTACCTTGTTTGATATATTTGGCGTTTAAAGCGTTTATATCAGCTTTCAGTTTTCTTTTAGCTTCTTGGTCTAAAGCTTCAAATTTAGGATTTAATTGCTCTGGGAGTGCTCCTACTGCTCTATTAATAGAGCCCGGAGTGTTTACAACATCTTTACGGGTAAGTTTACGATCAAGATAATCTTTTTCCTTATAGAAAGGGCTTAATTCCTCAGCGAGTTTATATGACCTATCCATGGTCTGATTAATAGGTTCAACCAATTTACCTTGATAAACAGGACTATTTACTCTATCTGCTGTTTCCCATTCATTGACCGGTTTACCGGTATCAATACCATATGCTTGCAAAGCTTTAGTTAACTGTTGTGCGTTTAGTTTCTCAAGGTCAGGATGACCTGCCATATCAGTACCTTCATAGCCACCTATATTACCTAAGGCTTGTTGCAGGTTTTGAAGTCTGACATAAGGATCGTTTTTTTCTGCTTCAAAACGTGCTTTATCAGCAGTTAATCCTTTATTTATTATGCCGTGTTTTTGTTCTCCATAGCTATAAAGATCGTTTATTAAACCTCTTTCTCTAGCCTCTTTTGCTTTTGCTGAACCAGTTAAAGCTGTAAATGCTGCCCTGTTCTTTTTTCCTTCCAGCTTTATTAAAGGTGCGTTTAAACTCTCAATATCAGAACCAAGTTCATTTAATTTTGTTCTGGCATCCTGTCCAAGTTTATTTTCAAGCTTAGGTAAGTAAGGTGTGGCGTATGTGTTATACTGTTTACCTAATTTATTAAGAAGTATATTCTCATTAAAGTTTCTCTGGCTACCACCGACAGTATCTAAAACATTTCTGATATTATCAGGGCTTATTCCTTCAATAGGAGCGTTAGCTAAAGTAGATAATCCTTGCTGATACGGCATACCTTTAGCTAACCTCCTTTGCTCTAAGCTTTGCGCTCTTTGAGTCAAAGCTGACATTGGTGCTATGGTTTTACCCGGATAAGGACTATAATTAGTACCTGCTAATTTGGCACTATCTCTAAGTATTATTTGATTAGCTTTATTTCTAAGCTCTCCTAATGAAAGTTGTGTCTTCATAATTAAAATCTAATAGGATTTCCTGTAAATTGAGGGTTATTATAATAGTTTAACCATCTACCGGTTTGGGAATATTCCTGAGGACTACTTACCCTATTGTAAATTGGTTCAATATCAATTCTTTCTTCCGGTAAAAACTTCTTTCTAGCAATTCTACGTCTTGCTCTTTCCTGCTCAAGCTCATATGCCTCTTGTTGTGCCATTTCCTTAGGAGTTAATCTTTGAGCAAGCAATTTGGATTTAACGTCTTTTCCTTCCTGAGCAGCTGATTTTTCTTTAGGTCTATTGAACCTATCATATATACTAAGTCCAGCTGTACCAAGTGCTAATAGGTTTTTAGGCTTACTTATAAAATCTTTACTGTTTTTTAATAATTTATCAGTAAAACCCATATCATCTTCTTTTTTTCTTTTACTTAAAAGATATTCTAAATATTCATCCTGATCAGAACCTGCTGATACTCCTTCTCCTTTTCCGCCTCCCATACCTGATAGAGCACCGCCCCCGGCTAGATAATCAGATGCTCCAAGTGTTTTATCAGCTCCTGTAAAGGGAAGTCCTAAACCTCTAACTCCTCCGCCGACTTGAGATATATTACCAAACCAGCTGCCCATATTGTTAGCTCCATAGTTCTGAAGAGCACCGCCTATTGAATTAGCACCGAGTTTACTTAATCCCTGACCGACTAAATTACCCGCCATTGGTAACGCTACGCCGTAACCTGCACCTTTTAAAGCACCCATTAATGGGTTTTCTTTATCACCACGAATAACAGAACGGGCAGCACCGCCAAGAGCACCGCCAACAGGACCGCCGAAAATAGCAGCTGCTGTACCGATTGTATCAGCTATGGTACGTTTTGGATTTTTTAAAGTTTTGTTTATTGTACGACCTGGATTTCTAATGAAATTCCTTACCCCTC